GAACCGCAGCAGCGCCGCCGCCGCGCTCCCCGCGTCGTAGACGGTCACGCTGAGCGGGCTCACGGTCGGGCGTGGCCACGCCGAGCGGGTCAGCTCGAGCATGGCCCGGGCGTCCAGCTCGGCCTGGGTCATCAGCAGTAGGTCACTCAGCGGCCCAGCGGATCGGCGCCCGAACCTGGAAATGCTCGCGTCGTCCTCGCGGTGGCTGGTGAGCGGGACCGCGGCCTGTGTCGCGAGCTGGACCACGTTCACCAGGTCCCCCATGCTGTGCTCGGCCTCGTGGTCGGTCGGGCGGGCCACCGGGACGCCCTCGGGCTGGCCAGCTGGCTCCCCGACCACGATGGCCAGCTCGGGCGTGGCCTTCACCAGCTGGTCCACCCAGCTCGCGGGCCGATAGCGGACGATGCTCACGGGCTCGGCGGGGTCGCTCCACAGAATCCCGCCCGCCGAGCTCACCGCGCGCGTCGCGCAGTCCAGCGGATTCGTCCCGTCGTCCTGGCCCACCATCGTCGCGTCCACCGCGAAATCCCGCCCATTCTCCGGCCAGCCGATGGCGTCGGCGCATCGGTGGAGCCGCTGGGTCACGGTCTCCGCTGCGGGCCCGAGCTCGCCCGCCACGGCGCCGTTGGCCCAGGCGCTCAGCGCGTCGTAGGCGGTCAGCGTCACCGTTGGAACCTGTGGGGTCCCGCCGAGCACAGGCCGGTCCACGATCCCCCAGGCCACCATCACGCGCCCGCCCTCGGGGAGCTGCTGGGCCCACACGCGCAAGCTGGCGCCGAGCAGATACGACTGCGCGTCGTCGGCGCCCAGCAGCCCGTCGCGGTTCCACAGCCGCACCGTCGTCGTGGAGCTCGCCGCGGTTGTCACCAGGTCATCGGCGCCGGTCACGTTCACGATGCCCAGCACGAGCTCGGGCGGAATCTGCTCCCATTCGGCAGACAGGCCCCACTCCCACGAGCCGGTCGGGCCCACGCCCCCGGGGCCCCACGTGTTCACGTCCCAGCGGGAGCGCCCGGGCCCAGGCTCCCCCGCGCTCCACCGCGACGCGCGGCCCAGCTCCACCGTGAACTCCAGCAGCTCGTCCCACGGCGCCGCGTCAGTAGTCACGTGGCTGGGCCCACGAGCCGCTGGAGCCGCCGCTGGCCACTGGTGCGGGTGTAGGCCTCGAGCGCCGCGACGACGCGCCGACCGATCAGCGCCTCATCGCCCACGTTCCCATGGATCACCAGCTGGATCGTGGGCGCCGCGGTGGGGTTCGCGGCCTGAGTGCTCGGCGCCGTGCGCGCCGCGCTCGAGCTCGAGCTGAGCACAGGCGCCGGGGGCCCGTAGCCCTGGGGTGCCACGCCCAGCGGGTTCAGCCCGGAAATGGCCCGCCCGATGCTCCCGGGTAGGTCCCCAATTTTTCGCATCATGGACCACGCGTGACTCGCGGCGTCGGCCAGCCCGCCGAGCGCGCCCACCATGTGCCCGATGGGGCCGAGCGCGTCGCTGATCCACCCACCCAGCGCGCCGATCATCTCGCCCGTCTTACCGAACTGGACGCGGGCCTCCTGGAGCACCTGGACGATGTTCCCGCCGAGCAGCCGTGCGAACGATCCCAGCGGGCCCGTGAGCTCGTCCAGCGCCGAGCGCCATTGCCCGTATTTTTCGATGACCCAGCCCGTGGCCTCGATCACGGGCATGAGCGCGTCCACCAGCTCGGTCATCGCGGGGATCAGCTCGGCGCCGACCTTCTCCTTGAGCTCGTCCATTTGGACCTTCATGGCCGCCAGCTTCCCGTTGGCGGTCTCCAGGTCGGTCTCCGCAAAGCCCTTCACTTTCTCCCCGAGCGCGTCCACGATCAGCCCGAAATTGGTGGCTGTGTCGCCCGTCAGCTCCAGGTCAGCGCCCACGCCCTTGAGCCCGCGGCTGTTCCCGAGCAGCGCCAGGCCCAGCTGCTTGGCGGCCTCGGGAACGTCCTGGCCCGTTTTCGCGGCCAGGTCCACCACGAGCGGGATCAGCTTCTCAATCTGCTGGCCCGTCAGGTTGTATTGCGCCAGCTGCGCGATGGCCGCCCTGGTGGCGTCGTCATCGAACCGGGAGCGGTTCATCTGCGCCTCGGCCAGCTCGTTCAGGTCGCGCAGCGTCACGTCGTGAATCGCGGGGAAGCGCTTGTACGCGTCGGCCAGCTTGGCCTGGGCCGCCTCGGCGTCGGCGGCGGCCTTCACACTGGACGCCGCGAATGCCACCGCGGCTGTGCCCATCGCCGCGTAGCCCAGGCCGGTCAGCGATTCCATCTTGCCCATGCCGCGGCTCAGGATTCCCTGGGCCTCCGTGGTCCCGCGCTGGACGCCCGTGGCGTCGGCCACGATGCGGACAATGATGGACTCAGCCACTGGTCCCGCCTCCCCGATTGAACGCGTGCACGAGCCGGTCCACCGTCGCTGACCACTTCTTGAATGCGGCGGGCGTCAGGCGCCGCACCGCGGGCTCCACCACGGTCCCCGAGCTATTCGGCGCCGTATGGAACCGCTTGAGCCTCGAGCCGTAGTTGACGGCGTTCAGGACCGCCATGCCGTTCACGAAACCGCCTTCCCGCTTGCGCCCGCCGACGCGCACCGTGGGGATTCGGTCGGGCTTGGGTCGGGCCGAGCTCGCGAACCTGTGCGCCTGGGGTGCGCCCGCCATCAGAAAGCCGCGGTTGATCCCGTCCGCCACGTCCCCCGCGATGCTCGTGGACGTGACGCGCAGCGCCGAGCTCGCGGAGCGGTCCAGCTGGCGCAGCTGAGCCTGGACGCGCTCGAGGCTGGCGCGGTCCACGTGGGCGTTCACCGCGGGCATGGCGTCACGATAGGTCCAGCACCGCGAGCACCGTTGCCACGTCCACCGGGTCCTCGTCCCACCAGCTGCTCGGGAGTGTCCCCGGGAGCCTGGTCACCAGCTGCGCGATCAGCCAGCCCCAGGTCCCGGGCTCGTAGGGTCCACGCGCCCGATGCTCACGAGCTCGAGCGCTATCACCTGGTCCGCCCATTGGGCCCAGGTCAGCGGCGTGGCGCCCGTGCGGACGTGCGCGGCGTGCCATGCCGCGTAGGTGTAGAGCATCAGCGCGTCCAGCGGATCGTCCAGGCGGATAGCGGGGAGCTGGTCGCGCTGGCGGTTCACCACGTAGGCCCGGGTGTCGCGGGCGTCCACCGTGACCTCGAGCTGGGTCCCGTCCTCGAGCAGCACGCCGAACCGCTGAACCTGGACGCTCAGCTGACGCGACACAGGCGGCGGCCCCACAGGTGCGCCCGGGGCGCTCGGGCTGGCGTAGGACGCTTCCAGGGGGTCCAGCGGCGTCGTGGGCGCCGAGCTGGTCACGGCGCAGCCGTGCGGACGATGCCCGCCCAGCTCAGCACGGGTAGCACCACTTCGCTGGTGAGCACGCCCGCCTCACCGCCGAACGGGACCGCGACGCCCTGGCACGTCCCCGATGCCGTCGCGGTGTCCCCCGCGGGGTTCGTCAGCTCGAGCGTGAACGCGATGGGCTCGCCCGACTCGGCGGCGTCCTCGAGCAGCGCGCAGAGGCTCGTGGCCTCGGGCCAGTCCTGGAGCGCCGTGAGGCTCAGCGTGCGGCGGACGCCCGTGTTGATCGTCACGGGGTCCACGCCGAGCGGCGCGACTTCCTCCGTGACGGGCTCAGCGGTCACCGTGGCCAGCGTCGTCTGCTGGTGATACTCCACCAGCCCCAGCTGGAGCGTCAGCGACTTCCCCGTCAGGACGATTGTGGGCGTGGTCATGGTGGGTCCCTCCCGGGATCGTGGCGGGCGTGGGGCCCACCGGGTCAATGGCCAGCGCCACAGTGGCGGTCACCGTGTAGCACGGGACCTCACCAGCTGGCACCGCCGCGAGCTCGGGGCCGAGCTCGGCGGCGTGGAACGGATTGCCCTGGTCGGCCAGCTGGCCCAGCAGCTGCTCGGCCAGGTCCAGCAGCTCGAGGAACGTCGGCCCAGCCACGGGAATCCCGTACAGGCGCACCTTCCAGCTGGCGGACCACGTGAGCCCGTCAGGTTGGCGCACGAGCTCGGGGAGCGCCACAGCAGCTGTGGCGCCCGGGACATTCCCGCGCAGCGGATCACCCACGCGGGTCTCGCGATCCGTGGCCAGCGCCGTCAGCGCCGCCAGCTCGCTGGTGAGTGAGCTCAGCCCGCCCACCAGCGTCAGCCGATTCTGGACGCGGTGGCGCGCCAGCGCCCGATGCCCAGCAGCCGGTCCACGCCCTGGTCCGTGCTCGGGAGCAGGCTCAGCGTGCCTAGATCGTCCAGCTGATTCCCAGCGCCCGCGTAGGTGTCGCGGCGCCGGTACAGGTTCACCGCGTGGACGGTCCCGCCCAGCACCACGTCCGCGGGTGGCGTGAACACCGCGGGGTCGCCCGCCATCAGGTCGGGCCGCTCCCGCTCCACGAATGCCACCGCGGCGTCGGTCACGAGCTCGAGCCACGCGCCGCCCTGGTCCGCGCTGATCCCGAGCGCGTCAGCGACGAGCTCGGGAGTCAGCCACGGACCAGGTACGGGCGGGGTCATGGTGCTACTTGCCGCGCTTGGAGCTCGGCGCGTCGTCGTCGGCGCCCTCGAGCTCGGGGCCCGTGGCCTCGGCCAGCTCGGCGCCCAGCGGCGTGACGCCCCCAGCGTGGGTCAGGCGCGTGACGCCCGCGGGGCGCAGCACCGCGGCGCCCTGGTAGCCCCACAGCGCCAGGCGGATCGTGGCGGGCCCAGCCACTTCCTCCATGCGGAACTGCTGGACGGGACTCTGGAAACTCCACACATCCTGACGGGTCAGGATCACGCTGGCCGCGGCGGTCAGCGCCCACGCCAGCGAGAACGGGACGCCCAGCACGTTGGCGCTGGTCAGTCCCGGCATCGCGCCCGCCACGTTCACCGTGTTGAACGCTTGCCACGGGAGCAGCGGGGAGCCGTCCGTGTTGCTGGACGCCGCGATGTTCCCGAACACAGCCGCCGCGGCGAACGATGCCGTGGGGTAGCCCTTGCGCCGGTCGGCGTGCGCGACCAGCTGCGCGCGGAGGTTCGTGAGGAACACAGCCGCGGTGGGCGTGGTCAGCGGCACGTCAGCACCGTTGCCCGCGGCGAGCAGCACCGCGACCACGCGGGCCTCGAGCTGCTGGCTGTAGGACTCGCGCATGGCCGCGGCGGCCACGCGGTCGATGGCCACGCCCGCCGCGCTCGAGTCCACGAGCTCGCGGCTCGCGTCGTAGATCCCGCTGACGGCCTTGGGCGTGACGGTCACCTGGTCGGCGTTCACGTCCCCCGTGGCGGGGTTCGTGCCTTCCACCGCCACGTCCTGGGTCATGCCCGTGGCGCTGAGGAACCGCGGCACCTTGAACGGGGTGGCGTCACTGATCGGGGCGCTGGCCACCGCGTCCAGGATCGGCGTGGCAAACGTGAGCTGATCCACGTACAGGTCCGCCCGGAATCCCGGGGGGATGATGCTGGCGCCCGGGT